TCAAGTTGCTGCCCACATTTTGCCCACACTCGCCTGAGAGACAGCGTTATCTAAGGCGTCGGAAACGCTGTCCAGATCCCCGTCGAACAGGTCCGCATAAACGTCCAGAGTCATGGCGGCCGAGCTATGTCCAAGCATTTTCTGGACCGCCTTTACATGTGCTCCCGCCGACACCGCGAAGCTCGCCGCAGAATGGCGAAGGTCGTGTGGGGTGATCCTCGGAATGCCAGCACGCTTCACGGCCCCCGCGAACCAGCTCATATTGTCTTCATGGACGCGGGCAAGACGTAGGTGGTGTCCGTTCTCACCGGGGAACACTAGATCATCCCGCCCTTTACCTTCACATTGCCGCGCCAGATGCTCCCCCAGGAACCGAGGAAAGGGCACCGTGCGCTTCTTGTGATTCTTCGGAGTGCCCACTTCGATCACGGAACCAACTTGCACCGCGTTCTCTTCGATTAGGAACCGCCGCCGGAGCATGTCCAAGTGCTTTACGCGCAACCCCGTCGCTTCGCCCCAGCGCAGCCCGCAGTACGCCAGCACCAAGACCAGCGTGGGGTACTTGCTAGCGGCTGCAAGCTCGTGCACCTGATCATGATTGAGGTAGACGTGGGCTTTCTTCACCTTCCGCGGCAGCGTTACGCTTCGTGCAGGGTTACTAAGAGTCCGGCGGTCGCTCACAGCGTCATCAAGGACCGCCGCCAGCACCCCATACGCCCGAATCACAAGGGTTGCCCCCTTGGGCTTTTTGGGCGGTAGCGCCTCCGGGTCCCCCAACGACATCTCGGAAACCCACTGTTGAACCGCTGTCCGTCGGACGTCAGCAACGGCGACATTTCCCCACGCGGGCAGGACGTGGTTCCGCCAGGCTGATTCAACTGGGCGGTATGACGAAGGCTTGAGATGAGTTTGCCGCGCCAACCATGCGTCCCCAAGCGGCCCAATCAGTGCCTTGGCAGCTGTTGCGTCTATGAACTCGCCGCGCGCCTTGGAGACTTCGACTGAAGCCAAGAAAAGCTCAGCGTCCCGCTTTGTCCGAAACCCGCGCTTGTCCGTCTGCGTGCGGTCGGGCTTCCGGTAACGCACACGGTAACGCTTCCCCTGACTCGTCTGATAGGCCTCGATGGTCGCCATGATTACTCACCGGACCCTTCGTCAGCAGGAACGTTCCAGAAAGGCTCTTCGCCAGGCTCGTCCTCGAAAAGAAATCCTTGCGTGCGAGCAAGGCGCCTCATCCTGTCGTTCTCTTCTGCTAAGTCGTAGTCCCTACCGAGCGGTAGCCCAGGAATTTGACGATTGTCGATTGCTGGAACTGAACGCAATTGGAAGAGTTTTTGCTGTTCATCTGCCTCTCGTGACATCCCTCCCGACACAAGCTCAAGGGGCTCCCGGCCGAGCGCCCAAGACCACTGTGTGTTGTGGGCGACTTCCCTGTCGGGAACGCCCGTCATCGGTGAGGCCAAATCAAAAGCACCGTCAGCAGGAAGCAAGAGCGTTAGAGGCGAAACATCAAATGCGACCGCCAAAGCGACAAGATCATCCGCGTCTACTCGCCTCTCCCCCGCCTCAATGCGGCGAAGACCAAGAGCCGGAATCGGCCTTCCAATCTTTGCCAAGCGCTCGGCCAACTCCTTGTACTGCATACCTCCCCTAAGCCGCACGAAATTCCGGCGCACTGTCTCGCCGGTCGGCCCCAAAGGGTTCTTTTTGTCGCTCATGCCCTTTAGTCTCTCATATCGAAATGATCTCTGGAAGTACGTCTTGCGCTTTGAAAGTTCGTGACGTAACGTGAGTAATGGGAGATCGAGATGATCTCCTGTTATTCGAAAGGAGAACCGCCGTGACTTCCGAGTTAATGGATTCAATCGAATTGGGAAGACGCTTGGGTAAGAGCTCAGCGGCCCTCGCTAACTGGCGCTACTTGGGGCTTGGCCCGAAGTTCGTAAAAGTCGGAAAAGCCGTTCGATACAGGGTGAGCGATGTCGAAACGTGGCTTCAGGAGCAGACCCGGCAGCAGACTGGGGCCGCCTGATGGACAAACGTGACCGTCACGTAGTGCTCACTGTAGAACGTGGCTCATACGGGCACGACGGTCGTCAGATGGGGTACGCAGCTAGCTGCGAAACGTGCGGTGCGGTGACCTTCGGGGGGTTCCGCACTAAGACCGACGCAAAAGCCGCATTGCTCCACACCAAAAGCGAACTCAACGAAAACTAAGTTGATACCAGAACGGTCGAATCCGGCAATTAGCTCTTGAAAACCCGACCCGCCCTTGGTCATTCGGGAGAGGTGACCTGGGGTGCAACCCACCAAGTAATCCAAAGAAGAGGTCTTAACCGTGTCCATCACCACAGCACCAGAAGTCGCAACGCAGTCAGTCCCGATGAACGAACGTCAGGCAGAGGCTTTGGCCGCCTACGTCGTTTCCCTCCGGCCTGACTGGTCCCACTACCCCGTCCGGGCACGTATCAAGCGAATGAGCTTCGAGGACAACCTCAGCTCATGCAAAGTACACACCACGGTCCTCAATGCCGTGTTTAACCATCCAGAAGCTGCCCTTACGGAGTTCGACATCAACTTTCAACGCCGCGGAGCGGGGCAGTTTCGGAGTGGGAGCACAGCGTGATGCGGCACATAAGGCCTCTGCCACCGCCAACACAGGCGCTTGTCGCACACGATAGCCCCGGCCCATCCGCCAAGACATTCCGGGGCTATCAGGTAGGAACACCTCACAACTTCTCAGAGGAGGCTCCATATGGAGGCTAACACCACAGGGGCGCCGATAGCACACCCCGACCTCGTTATCGAACCTGCGATGCGACGAAAGATGCTTGCCATGGACTTCCTCGTCCATGCCCGAAACGACCCTGGATCCAGCCGCCGGACAGTGGACGAATACATCAGCGTTGCACGGCGCCATGGCCTGACAGTTGACGAGATCGCGGCAGGTCTGGGTACAAGTTCGGCGCTGGTAACAGCCGCAATTGCTGACGGTGGCAGCTGATGGCGCGGGACCGAGCAAACATAAACACCGGCATATGGACGGACCAGGACTGGCGCAACCTGCCTACGGCCCAGCAGCATCTATACCATCTCTTGATGACGCACCCGACGCTGTCCTACGCCGGGGTCGCCGACTGGAGGCCAGCACGTCTCGCGGCCATGACGGCCGATGCCACACCCGAAGCCGTCAGGGAGGCTGCAGAGGGTCTGCAGGCCAAAAGGTTCATCTTCTTCGACGAGGAGACAGAAGAAATCCTCGTGCGATCTTTCCTGCGCCACGACGGCCTTCTGAAGCAGCCGAAGCTGTCTATCTCGATGGTAAACGCTTATGGGGCGATCGCTTCTGCCCGCATTCGTGAGGTAGTTACTTTTGAGCTGCAGCGCCTCTATGAGGAGTTCCCGGGATGGGCTGCTTTCGGGCAGGAGAAAGTCCTGGCCTTGGTCAAGGGCAAGGGTACGGATATGGCTGAATTTACCCTCGGGCTTGCCCCTGCCGTTACCCCACTGTTTAGGGTAAATGCTGCCCAAGCCGACCCCCTGCCTACAACTACAACTACAACTACAACTACAACTACAAAAAAGCTCTCTCGCCGTTCCCCGGCTCGGCCTCTGCCGACTGACTGGAAGCCAACAGAGGCACATCAAAGGAAAGCGCGCGAGAAGCACCTCGACCTGGAGCTACAAGCGGAGACCTTCCGGAACCACGCATTAGCCAATGACAGGAGAGCCAGCAACTGGGACGCTGCATTCAACAACTGGCTCATCAAAGCAACGCCTGGCGCCGCGCCTAAACCAGCAGCATCCAGCCCATGGTCACGTGAGTTCCACCAGGCGGCAAGCAATGGATGAGCTTGAGGGCCCGGCGCAGAACGTTGAAGCTGAGCAGTCAGTGCTGGGAGCGATGCTCCTGTCCCGCGAAGCCATCAGCGAGGTATCCGAGCTACTCACAGGCATGGACTTCTACCGACCAGCACACGACACGATCTACAGGACTATCTTGACCATGCACAGCAAGGGTGAGCCGGTGGACCCGATCACGGTCATGGCTACTTTGACGCGGGAAAGTGAAATCACCCGAGTGGGTGGTCCCGCCTACCTGCATCAGCTGTCCCAGGCAGTGCCCTCCGCTTCCAGCGCGAGCTACTACGCAGACATCGTGTCTCGGGCAGCGATGCTCCGCAGACTCGACCAGGCCGGCAAGCACATCTCTCAACTCGCCCGCAGTGGCGGTGATGAGGTTGAGCTTGTGGAGGCCGCAAGGAAAGCCGTTGATGGAACATCGAAAGCCACCACGACCCCTGTGCTCTCCTTTGGGGACACTATTGACCGAACCATTGACGAACTCAGTGAGAAGCCCAACCAGGTCCCTACCCCATGGAATGCGCTGAACGACATCATTGGCGGCCTGCGTCCCGGCGGCTTGTATGTGGTCGCCGCCCGGCCCTCTGTGGGCAAATCTGTCATTGCTTTGCAACTGGCGCGGTCACTGACGGACAACGGATCAGTCGCGTTTTCGTCACTGGAAATGAGCGAGTCTGACGTGCAGATCCGAGCCGTGGCCATGGACCTGCAAATCAACCTGGGTCGACTCATTGAGCGCCGGCTTACAGACAACGACTGGGCGAAGATCCGAAACAGGCGTGCAGCGTGGCAGGATGTCCCACTGTTCGTGGACGACAGGTCAGGGGTGACGATCACGGACATCAAACGATTCGCCCGGTCCGTGCACCGCCGCAAACCCCTGGCTGGGATTGTCGTGGACTACCTGCAGCTCATGGCCCAGGCCCCGGGCGATAAACGCCCGCGGCAGGAGTTCGTGGCTGACATGTCCCGGCAGTTAAAGATCCTTGCCATGGAAATGAAGGTGCCGGTCATCGCACTGTCCCAGCTGAACCGTGGCAGCACGCAACGGGAAGACAAGATGCCGCAGATCAGCGACATGCGGGAATCAGGGGCCATCGAGCAGGATGCGGACGTGGTGATGCTCCTGCACAGGGAAATCATGGGAGAGAACAAGGGGGACCTTGCTTTGTTGGTGGCAAAGAACCGCAACGGCTCAACGAACATCGCGGAACTGTCCTTTTGGGGGCATTACTCGATGGCCCTGGATAAAGGCTCGCCCCTGCCGGGAGGCCAGTGATGGAAAACGAAATCGAACTTAGACACGGCCAAACCGGCATGACCCTCGGACCCAACGACTACCGCTACGGCATCGCCTTTTGCATACGTCCGCCGCACTCACAACCACAGCAGGAGACAAGCCCATGACCGAGCAGCAGCTCAACGACGCCGTCCACCGCCTCACACGCAACCACCGAGTCACCCACACTGACCCCCACACCGGCAAGACTTCCTACCTCACGGTCCTGTCCCTCTTCACCCAACTCCGTCAGGAACAGGCATCAGGAAACCGCCGATCCGGCGGCAGCAAGTCCACAGGCTCCCGCTCCCCCATCGCCATCAACGCCGTCACACTCTGGTCTGAAATCCGCGAGACACTCTCGACCAGGTTCATCGCGTTCACCGGCAAAGACGACACCAACATGCTGCCCGAAACAAAGCTCCAGAAATGGGCAGTCTCCACCCTGGCAGACACCACAGGCCGAAGCATCGAGACCTGCCTCCGTACTGCCACCACCTGGGCTACTTCCATCGAAAGTCTCATAAGCCCAACACCAAGAATCGAAGTCCGCGGAGCCTGCCCAGCCTGCGCAGCAACCCACGCATGGACATGGGACCAGGACGAATACGTCCGCAACACCGCAATCACCGCAACCCGCCACGAAGCACGCTGCGGCGCTTGCGGAACAACATGGGCAGGAGCAGACATCCACGACCTCGCCGAAACCCTCGGGCAGGCCGCATGACTCACCACGAACACCTCGTCGGCCTCACTGCCTACGCGCTTGCCCGCGACACGGTCAGCCGCAAGTGGCACCCCGTTATTGCGGATGAACCTGGCATAATCCACGCGGTACGTCCCACGGCCACCGAACCCACTATCACCGAGCCCTACTTCATTGAAGACACCCAGCACTACCGTGCCGGCCTATGCGGCGCGCTAGTCAAAGTCGTCGTCCCACTTAGCTTCAAGCCAGCCGAAACGGACGCCTGCCAAGAATGCGTTGACGAACTCACAAACCCAGCAGTCCCAGCAGTCTGGCTCAGCAACCCATTCGGCGCCTCCCTGACAGGCGACTCATGGTGGCTCAAAGGGACCTACAAGAACCCCGGATGGGTCAAGCGGCGGAAACGAGAACGCGCCGCAAGAGCAACGGCCACCGAACAAAGAACACGGTTGTAGTTCTCCGCATCAACCTGTTAAACTGGGAGTACAGGCCAAAGGTCTACCCAAATACTACTGAAGCCCCGGAGTCCCCCTCCGGGGCTTTGCTCATGTCTATCCAGATGAGACAAAGCCCCGGAGTCCCCCTCCGGGGCTTTGCTCATGTCTATCCAGATGAGACAACCCTTACCTCCCGGTCTCAATCTCAAGTTTTCAGTTCCTAAGGCGATAGTCTGTTCAGTAGGGTGGACCTACTTGACGAGCGGGCGAAAGGCCAGGATAAAAATTTGACGCAAGACGCGGATCTGTCTAAGTGGGGAGAGCTGGGCAACCTAGTGCAGCTGCCCCTTGATTATCCAAAGGCCCCAATCGTCGAAGCAATCCTGCAGATTCACGTCACACCTGCAGACACCCTCGCTGTCGATGACCTCCAGACACTTCTAACGGCCGAGGATGGCTATGGGCCCGCCGAGCAGGCCATCGCCTTCGACGGTGAAGTTTCTTTAGTCGATACAGAGGTCATCAACAAAGTTGAGGCATCAAAAGTTGGTTACATCTTCCGTCGGCATGACTTGAAGCGGGTAGTTCAGGCCCATCGAGACAGCTTCATCTTTTCCTGGCTTCCCCCCTATGAGCACTGGAAACAATTTTCCGAAGAAGCCCTCGACCACTGGACGAGGTACCAAAGGACCGCACAGCCATCGTCGGTTCAATCTATTGGGGTTCGCACGATCAATAAAATTCCACTTCCCGACCGGGCCACAGAACTGAAGGACTACGTTCGTATCTCCGTCGACGTCCCCGCCTATCTGCCGCAGGCGCTGGCCTCCATGTTCAGCCAAGTGCGAGTCCCCCTCTCGATGTTCGGGGCGATCGCAACCATCACTTCCGTCCTTCAACCCAGATCAGATGGAACTCAGGGTCCGCCCGAATTAATCCTTGACATAGATATTCAAAAGTCCCTTTCCCTGGATTTAGCTGATGTAGGATTCCATGAAAGCCTTCTAGGAGCACTCCAGGAGGCACGAGATGCTAAGAACTTCGTTTTCGAAGCATGCATCACCGACGCGACAAGGGGGTTGATTTCCAAATGACCATTGCATTGCCCGCGCCATACCGCGTTAGTGGCAACCCGTTGGCGGAAGCGTTTGACATTGCTGAAAGCCTGCGCAGGACATCCGCCTTCTGGAGCCTACAGATGACTCGGGTCCTCCTTCCGGAAGTTGCTTCCGCACCGGAACCCAAAGTGTCTACCTTTAACGTTCAGACCACATTCTCGCTGGAGGACAAGCCAGCGAGGCAGGCCAGGTATATCCCGGCACCCCCTGATGACAGCGGCTGGTAGAACTTCCAAGTTGCATGCTACTTGCAGAACCAGCGAAATGGCTTAGTCAGGGTGACATCTTCCTTGAGGTCCCAGTTCCAGACATCCATACATCCAGTCGATCAGGACCAGCTCTTCTCGTAACCTACAACTGTGCCCTCGACAAAAGAACTGGCAGCGGCAAGTCGAAAGTCACGCATCTTAACTTCCTTCCGGTCCGTGACGTCACCGCCCTCCAGCCTCCAGACCTTGCTAGGAACCTTAGAAGTAGGCCCACATCGCTTACGCCGTACACTGCTTTGTACCTCGGCGACGTTCCTCAAGTGGGCGAGGGCTACGTAAACCTGATGGAGTGTTTCACCCTCCCGATTTCGGAATTTGCCGTGCAGATCGAGGACTTTTCTGAGGAACTGTCGACGGGAGACCCCGACGAAGATTGCTTCAGGCTAGTGGACAGCAGCTCGCGAACCAGAATCTCAACCCTAAGTTCGTCTCACCATGCGCTCTTCCTTGAAAAGTGGCGTGCGCATTGGACCGGCACTTTCCAAGGCGGCAACGAGTAAGTAGCAGCCGGCAAAACCAAGCTCTACCGCGTATCCATAACCAGCTGCGATTACGCTCAGGCGACTTGTGGAAGCGGTGAGTAGGCGTGACGACTTCACGCACAGGCACAGCCACGTGGAAGCGTGTGAGGCAGCAACGCCTAGACCACGACAGGGAAGCCGGACTAACCCGATGCCCCCGCTGCCGAGTCAGCCTAGATTGGGAATACTCACGCCGCCCCAACAGCCCGGAGCCGGACCACATCATCCCGTGGAAACAAGGCGGACCAGACACCTTCGAAAACACGGTCACCATATGTCGCCGCTGCAACCAATCCATCGGCGACAAGAAACCGCGGAGAAAAGCTAGGCCAGTCATTGAGACGGTAGACCTTGACAACGACGGCTACTGGTGACCTGTGGATAACTCCGGATAAGAAGTTACGCCAAACGCTGTTGCGAAAGTATCCCAGGGGGTAGGCCCCCACATATGGCGCCCCCGTCGCTACCCCTGCAACAGCGATCTCTCCCCGCGATTTTTTCCACACAGCCCCTCTGAGGAGGTGTCCGGCCATGGTCAAAAGAAAGAGTCCTTTGCGTGCTGTGGGTCCGGATGAGAAGCCGGCTAAAAAGCAGGAGCCGAAGACGGTTTTGGAGGCTGCGGAGACGGGTGACCGGATCGCGGAGCTGATTGCTATGCGTCGGGTGATTGCCCGGGCGCTGGATAACGAGAACACTTCCCCTCGCGACCTTGCCGCGCTGTCTCGTCGTCAGATTGAGATCAGCAAGGAGATTGACGCTCTGAAGCGCCAGAAGGTTGAGGAGGCCGCGCAGGGTGACATCTCCGGCGATGAAGAGTGGTCAGAGGAAGCTATCTGAGGTAGCCCGGCATATTTGCAAGCCTGACGGCATCGTGTCTACGGGGTTCCCTGCGGTTCGTGACAGGGCGAAGGCCATGGGCATGGGCTTCGACGGCTGGCAGGACGGCGTTGGGCGCCTGGCGTTGGCCAAGCGTGAGAACGGGCTGTACGCGGCCGGTATCGGTGGCGTGGTCCTCAGTATCCCTCGCCAGGTTGGCAAGACGTACCTGATCGCGGCGATTGTCTTCGCTCTGTGCACGATCTTTCCGAATCTGACCGTGATCTGGACGGCGCACCGTACCAGGACGCATAACGAGACGTTCAAGAAGATGCAGGGCATGTCTCGGAAGCCGAAGATCGCTTCCTATATCGAGAACGTGCGGGCTGCGAACGGTGAGCAGGAGATCACGTTCAAGAACGGCTCGCGGATACTGTTCGGCGCCCGTGAATCTGGCTTCGGCCGTGGCTTCGATGAGGTCGACATCCTTGTGCTTGACGAAGCGCAGATCCTGACCGAGGACGCGATGTCGGACATGGTGCCGGCGACGAACGCGGCGCCGAATGGCTTGGTGTTCATGATGGGTACCCCGCCCCGGCCTAAGGACCCGGGCGAGGTGTTCGGCAACGTCCGTAAGGCTGCCCTGGAAGGCGACCCTGACACGCTTTACGTGGAGGTCTCCGCGGATGAGGACGCGAGCCTCGAGGACCGGAAGCAGTTGGCGAAGGCGAACCCGTCTTATCCACACCGGACGAGTGACGCGGCGATCCAGCGTATGCGGAAGCTGCTGGGTTCGGACGAGAGCTATAAGCGCGAGGCTTTCGGTATTTGGGATGAGGTGGCTCTTGCGAAGAAAGCGATCAACCTGAAGCAGTGGAAGGCGGCGGAGATTGCCCCGGCGGCCCGTCCGTCGGATGGTCGGCGCGTGTACGCAGTCCGGTTCGCCGTGGATGGTTCCGCGGTCGGCCTCGCAGCTGCCCTGCGGCCGGAGAGCGGTCCGATCCATGTTGAGGGTGTGCGGCTCGCTTCGATGGCTGACGGTACGGCGTGGCTTGTCGAGTGGCTCCTTGAACGGGCTGACCATGCGGCTCAGATCGTGATCGACGGCAAGGCTGGTGTTGGGTACCTCGTGCAGGCGCTGCGCGACGAGAAGGTCCCGGCGTCGGTGATCATCACGCCGAGTACTGATCAGGTCGTCGCCGCGCACTCCATGTTCGAGTCAGGGCTGGCGGCCAAGGAGATTACGCAGTCCGGGCAAGAGGTACTCGACGGCCAGGTGAAGGCCGCGGTGAAGCGAAAGATTGGCACGACCGGCGGTTTCGGCTGGGACGCGCCCGAAGGTGAAAGCGTCGTCCTGTTGGATGCCGTGACGCTCGCCCATTGGGGCGCAAAGACAACCAAACGCAGGCCAGGCAGAAAGGCGGTGTTCCTGTGAATTCTTGGACCGCCAATGACATCAGCGCGCTGCGGATCACGAATGTCACTGACGCGGAGATGTCGACTATTCGGCAGCTACTGTCGGTGTGGGATGGGCGGCGGCCGAAGAACTTGAAGCGGTCCCTGTACTTCGACGCGGAGCAGGCTTTCAAGGATCTCGGGCTGACGCTCCCGCCGCAGCTGAAAGCGGCAAAGTTCTACCTTGGTTGGGCGACGATGGCCGTCCGTAAGCCGGCGATGCGGTCCCAGTTTGAGGGGCTGCGGTTTCCTGGTTCGGATGACCCGTTCGGGCTTGGCGAGATCCTGGCTGCGAACAATTTCGCGCTGGAGTTGGGGCAGGGCATCGTTTCGGCCAATAAGCACGGTATGGCTCTCGTGACCGTTGCGAAGGGTGACGTCGGGGAAGCCTCGGTGCAAATCCAGGGGCACTCTGCGGAGTCGTCCGCCGCTATCTGGGACCGTCGCAAGCGTCGCGTGTCCGCAGCCCTAACGATCGGTTCGATGGACGGCGATAAGCCTTCCGAATTCATCGTGTACCTGCCTGATCTCATTCTTTCGTGTAGCCGTGTTGGCAGCGGATGGCGGGCTGAGCGTACGCCGAACAGGATCGGCCGGACGTTGGTCCGCCCGGTCACGAATGATCCGCAGTTGAACCGGCCGTTTGGTCGGTCACGGATCACGGGCCCTGTGATGGCTCTGTGTGACATGGCGGTCCGCGCTTACGTCCGTATGGAAGGTAACGCGGAGTTCTACAGCTCCCCGCAGCTGGCCGTTCTGGGCATGGAGGCAGACGCCTCGGAGGGCCTGAGCGAGTCGAAGAAGTTCAAGCTGGCAATGGATCGACTGTTGGCGCTGTCTCGGGACGCGGATGGAAACGTCCCGGAGTTGAAGCAGTTGCAGCAGGCCACGATGATGCCGCACTCGGACATGCTCCGCACTGTGGCTTCGGCGTTCTCCGGTGAAACTGGGATTCCGCTGAACTCGCTGGGTGTCATTCATGACAACCCTGCCAGCGCAGAGGCGATCCGGGCTGCCGAGCATGACCTGCTGATCGACGCGACGTATCACAACAAGTACATTCACGGGCCCGCTGTCGTGGACATCGCCAAGCTCGCTGTTATGGTGCGGGACGGGCTGACGGAGTCGCCCCGGGAGGCGTGGAAGCTGTCTGCCGTGTTCGCGGATCCGGAGTTCCGTTCGACGTCGGCTAACGCTGATGCCTACGTGAAGATGGCCGGCGCCAATAAGGACCTAAAGAACTCGAGCGTGCTTCTGGAGACCGTGTTCGACGACGACCAGATTGCGCGTTTCACTGACGAGAGGAAGCGGGCCTCCGGCGCGTCGCTCGTACAGCAGATGCTGGCGGCTACGCAGGCTCCACGGGAGGTAACTGATGGTGGAGCGGGCACAGCTTGACACGTACCGACTGGCGAACAGCGAGCTTGCCCGGATAGTCAAGGGCCTGTTGGCGGATTTCTTCGCCTCCCTGGACCTCGACCGTCCGGAGCATGCCCGGGACGTGCTGCTTGAGTTCGTCCCGGTCCTGGTGGCGCAGTACGGGGACGTTGCGGCGACCATGGCCGCCGAGTTCTACGAAGAGATGCGGACCGCTCAGGGCGCCACTGGCGCCTTCACAGCGACACTCGCTGCCGGCGTCCCCACTGGCGCGATCGAGGCGAAGGTCCGGTACCTTGCCGGGCATCTCTGGACTCCCGAGCCCACGGCGATGCTCTCCCCGCTACTGGTCGCCACCGACAAGTATGTGAAACAGCCCGGTAGGTCCACGATCGCCGCGAACGCACGACGTGAGAACGTCCGTTATGCGCGGGTGCCCACAGGCGACAAGACGTGCAGTTTCTGCCTGGTCTTGGCCTCGCGGGACGCTGTTTATGCCACAGTGAAGTCCGCCGGCGACGGCAAGGGCACCGGTTACGGCGACGACTACCACGGCGATTGTGACTGCCAGGTGGTTCGGATCGCCAAGCCATCCGACTATCCGGAGTCCTACCTGCCGGATGACTACCTGGCGAAGTATGAGGCGGCGCGTGATGCTGCTGGATCGACGCAAATCAAGGCTGTGGCGGCAGCTATGCGCCGCGAGTTCCCGGACCTCGTCCGCGACGGGGTCCACACCCACGGATCTTCCACGGTTCTCCCGTGAAGCGGTACGCGCCCGTAGCGCGGTTCACATGCCCGACGGGGCCAAACGGAAAGGTGCATCCAGAATGCCCAAGAGATTGCTGCATGGGATTGACATTGCCGCCCCCGGTGGCGTGCAAAAGCTCCTTGACTTTCACCGCCTCACCTTTGGCGATGCCGTCATGGAAGTTGACCCCGGCGCGAATACCGCACCAGCGGGAGAACCCAACGGTCAAGTATCCGAGTTCAAGCCGCCGGCAACACAGGCCGACCTTGACCGGATCATTCAGGACCGGGTGGCGAGAGTGAAGACATCGTTTGCGGACTACGACGACCTTAAGGCGAAAGCCGCTCAGGTTGACGGGTTCCAGTCGCGCATCTCTGAGCTTGAAGCCACAAACACTGAGCTTGACGGCAAGGTGAAGGACTTTGAATCGAAAGCGGAACGGGCACAGATCGTGTCCCAGGTTGCCGAAGCTAAGGGCGTCCCAGCGTCCGCGCTTCGTGGCAACACTCGCGAAGAACTTGAAGCCCACGCCGACGATATTGCCTCGTTGCTCAAACCTTCCGCACCGGTCATTCCCGGCCAGGAGCGGACACCCGGCGTCGTCCCGGACAGCCCTGAACGGCAGGCCGTGAAGTCCCTGTTCGGCAACAACTAAACGAGAGGCCCTGAAATGGCTGTTTTCGGTACCAACGAAACGAAGGTCATGCTGCCCCGCAACATCGCGGACGGCATGATCAAGGAAACCCGTACCCTTTCCACTATCGCCAAGCTTTCGGCCCGCGAGCCGCAGCGCTTCGGTGAGACTGAGTACATCACTTTCAACGACTTCCCCAAGGCCGAGTTCGTAGAGGAAGGCGCTCAGAAGGCGTCCACCACGGGCGGCTTCGGCTCCGTGAAGTCCAAGCCTCACAAGGCTCAGGTCACCATGCGGTTCAACGAGGAAGTCCAGTGGGCTTCTGAGGACTACCAGCTGAGCATTCTGTCCCAGCTCGGCGACGCCGGCCAGGTTGCACTTGCCCGCGCACTGGACCTCGGCGCTTACCACCGCATCAACCCGCTGACCGGATCCGTCATCACCGGCTGGGACAACTACGTCACCGCGACAACCAAGAGCGTGGAAATCGCAACGGCTGACGCTGACGCTGACCTTCGAGCCGCAGTCGGTCTGCTGCTGAACCAGCCGACGTCCTGGGGGGTCAACGGCGTTGCCATCGACCCCAAGTTCGCATGGTCCCTGTCCAACCTGCAGACCAAGAACGCCGACGGCTCCCCGTCCGGTGTGCAGCGGTACCCGAACCTCGGCTTCGGGACGGACATCACGTCCATCCTTGGCATCAACGCGGCGCAGGGCAACACCGTCTCCGGTACCCCCGAAGCTGCGGACACCAAGGTCCGCGCCATCGTGGGTGACTTCCAGAACGGCATCCGTTGGGGCATCCAGCGTGAACTGCCTGTCGAACTGATCCGCTTCGGCGATCCGGACGGCCAGGGCGACCTGAAGCGCAACAACCAGATCGCGCTTCGCCTCGAGGTTGTTTACGGCTGGTACGTCTTCGCGGATCGCTTCTCCAAGATCGTGGACGCCGTCTAATGCCCCGGTTCACTAACAAACTCTCGGGTTCCGTGGTGAACGTTTCTGAGGCCGAAGCCGAGAACCTTGGCCCGGACTACGAGCCCACCAAGGAAAAGACATCGGCCGGCGAAAAGCCGGCCCGCCGCGCAAGCAGCGCCAAGTAGGAGGTTCCTGTGGTGGAAGTCCTGCCGTTCCCGTTCGCCACGCTTGACGAGTTCAAGCAACGTTGGCCGGACTTCCCCGCGGGGGCTGACGCGCACGCAACGATCCTCCTCGAGGATGCCAGCCAATTCATCCTCGATATGGTCCCTGCGGCGGGCGGGGCTACAGAGTCCACCCGCCGCAGGATCCTGTGTCAGGTGGTCAAGCGGTCTATGGAGGCCGGGGCTTCGGATACTGCGGGGCTGGAGTCTTTCCAGGTTGGTGGCGGTCCGTTCCAGTTCGGTGGGAAGCCCACCAACCCTAACGGGGACTTTTACCTCACGAAGCAGGAAAAGCAGGCCCTCGGCGCCGGTAAGCAGCAGGCGTTTGGTGTGCCGATCGCTGGACCAGCCACATCTGAGCATCGTCCCTGGTGCAATCTGAACTTCGGGGCTACGTACTGTTCCTGCGGTGCTGACATCGCGGGCGAGCCGATCTACGAGGCGGGCTGATGGTCGTCGTTTTCGGGTTCCCGGGTGATTATCACGAGCCTGGCCGTAACCCACTGAAGATGTTTCCGAAGTCGTGGCTGACTGATGTGACGGTGCTGCGCGGCGGCGGACGGGACGCTAAAGGCAACCCTCTGCCAGTGACTGAGCTCCACGTAACCGCGTGCCTTATCGGTCCTCGGGCGACGTCGGACCCGGTGGACCGGTCGGACCTTGTGGATAGCAAGGCGGTTCTGTATCGGGCCCCGGGGTTCACGTTTCTTTCCACTGATCGTATCCGGGTTCCTCATGGGAAGCGGATGGCTGGCGAGTGGAGCGTGGAGGGCCGCCCGGGTGAGTGGCCGTTCGGTTCCGAGGTTGGGCTGGTGAGAGCGTGAGCAAGTACAAACCCCGCCAGGCAGGGATCCGGGAGTTGGCGCAGTCCCCGCAGGTACGCGCCGCAACGCTGAGCGTGGCCCAGCAGATGGCCGGCAACGCGAACGCTGTTGGCGACTCCACCTATGAGGCCGCGAGCCAGACCGTGACGGCTGGGTGGGCGAATGACCGGCGCGCCGGTGCTGTGGTTCGTGAGTCGCAGCCGCATTGGCGGGATTGGCGTGACACCGTTCTCCTGCGTGTGGCGGCGGCTATGAGTGTTAGGGGGCGCCGGTGACTGATGTTCGGGTGTTCCCTGATACCCGTGCCGCGTTGTTTGACCTGATCGATGGTTCGGTCCATGACGGCGAGAGTGTGCGGGCTGTGTACCACTTACAGGCGGACTCTTACGGCCAGATGGAGGATCCGTTTCCGGTCGCGCACGTGTATGGCGCGCAGGGCGGCACGGTTGGTTTCGTGGACCGGGTTGACCGCCGTGTGGTGGAGGTTTACGCGCCGGGGGAGCAGGCCGTGAGGGTTCTTGAGTCCATCACGGCTTTCGTTTGCGGGGCTGACATCGAAACGCCGTCCGGGTATCTCGACAGGGTCGAGTGTGTGGTGGCGCCTGACGATGTCCCTTACCAGTCCGACACCCTCAATAGGGCTGCGGCGACGTTCCTGGTTACGTCGCGGCCCATCAACTAGACCCCGCTCGGGGACCAAATAATTCCTATGCCCTTGAAAGGGGTCTACCCGTTATGCCTACTTTTGAAACAATCCGCCAGGGTGCTGACGAGCGCGCTCTTATCCGGAAAATCCAGAAGGCTGTGGCTTTCCTCGCCCCGATCACCGTTGACCTGCCGGAGACTCTGTACACCACAGGCGCTCTCACGGACCTGAAGGCTGCCGGCTGGCTGCCTATTGGCATGGTCACCCCGGATGGTTACGAGTTTGGCCGCGACGTGTCCAAGGAGGATGTGACGTCGTTCGGTTATGCCGGGCCTGTCCGTTCTGACGTGACCGAGGTGGCCCGCAGCATCAGCATGACGCCGCTGGAGACCGGCCGTCGTCACATGCTGGAACTGATCTACGGCACAGACCTGACCGCCGTGACCCAGTCCACCACCACGGGCGAGATCGTCATCAACGAACCGGACCTGCCCGTCGATAAGGAATACCGCCTGCTGATCATCGGTTCCGACGGACCCGCCGCCGAGAACTGGATCATCGGCCGCGGTTACGGGCGCGTGAAGCTCGCTTCCACCGACTCGCAGACGTGGGGCACGAGCGACGCTGTTTCGCAGTCCCTGACCTTCGACGTCTTCACGGACACCGAGATCGGCACCCCGGTCCGGCACTACATCGGCGGTACTGCTGCCGTGACTCATAAGGCTGTCCTGGGCTTCACGCAGGCCGGCGCCTAACCAGACTGCGGGTCGCGCCACTTTTCCGGGTGGTGGTGGCGCGACCCGCTCTTTCCTCTTCCACCGCCCGCGTTCTTAGGAGTCCCCTATGCCCCGCTTCATTAAAAACGGCCTGACCATCGAAACCTCCATCGCTTCCGAGGCTGCAGAGCTTCGCCGTGACGGCTTCACCGAACAGAAGGCCAAGACGGCAGCTGTGAAGGAAGCCGACGCAACTCAGACCCCTAGTAAGTAACGACGCTGCTTCCCTGTTAGCCGATGGGCAGGCCTTGACCTGTCCGCATGGCAGTACGGTTCGCTACCGGTTGCTGTCGGGAGATTCGCAAGCTCAGAGCGGCAGGGCAGCAGTCCCCTGTCATAAACACCAACCACCACCCGGAGGTAACCCCATGTCTGACACCCCGAACGTTCAGCTTTCCCTCGCGAAGCTCCGCAAGGAAGTAACCACTGCCGAGCCGCTGAAGATGGCACTGTCCAACTCGAAGGTCATCACCTTCCCGGACGTCTACGCGATGGAATCCGTTGAGGCCGAAGAGATCTTCTCGAAGCTCAGCACCAACGCGACGAACTGGGCAGTCATCGGCACGTGGCTGTCTGAGGAAGACACCGCGGCTCTGAAGGCCGAGAAGCTCTCGATCATTGAACTCGCCACGGTGATGCAGGCTGCGACGAAGTACTACGAGGACATCTACGGCAAAGCGGGGGAAGGCAACGCCTCCGCGGGCTGATTGGGCGTTTCCGCCCGCAGATCCGCGCCGACCTTTTATCGGTTTATGGCGTGGATCTTGCGGAGTGGTACGCGCAGGGGCGCTGGGTTGGCCTGCTCGATCTGATCGACGGGCTTCCCGGGGCTTCGAGGCTCAACGAGGCAATTGTCAACGACAAAGAGTATGCCGCGCATCTCGCAGCGATGCCGAAGCCGGCAACTGAGTGGGCGCCTCGGGTTGCTGAGTTTGATCTGAACGCGCACCTGTCGCGGGAGATCCTGCACGCGCTCAAGGGCATCAAGCAGGTCCTGATCGCCACAGCCGGCGGGGAGCCTGGCGAAGTGAAACCATTCCCGGGACCTCGCACGGAGATCGAGCGGGCCATCGAGGACGCCGACAGGCAGTGGGCCGAGTCGTTCGTGGGCCAGTTCGGGTTCGACAGCACTGACATCTAAATAAAAGATTCGAGGTACGCCATGCCCGTCGTCGGTATCGCCGAAGTCCTGGTGAAGCCCGTCTTTACCGGGTTGCAGCGGTCTATCTCGCAGCAAGCTAATTCAGCCGCCGGCGCGGCCGGGAGGTTAGCTGGCCGGTCCATGGGCGACGGCATGGCGTCGGGGTTCGTTTCCAGCGCCGGGAAGATCGTGGCGGGCCTGTCAGCGATCACCCCGGCCGCTGGTGCTGCAGGAGCGGGCTTGCTCGCCGCTACGGGCAGCGCGGTCACGTTCGCCGCTTCCCTCCGCTCCCTGGCTGGTGTCGCGGCTCTCGTGCCGGCTGGCCTTATGGCTGCAGCTGCCGGCGCCGGCGTGCTGGTTACGGCGTTCTCCGGCGTCGGTGAGGCGCTGAAGACCGCGACAGAGGAATCCGGGAAGGCTGTCGGCAACGCACGGCTGGATGCTATGGCAAGGGCCGATGCTGTTCGCTCCATCGAACGGGCTGAGCGGAACGCCGCAGAGGTCGCCGTCGATGCCGCGGCCCGGGTGGAGGACGCCAAGCGCACCCTTGCCCGCGTCGTGGAGCAGAACGCCGAGCAGCAGATTCAAGCAGTCCGCCGTGTCGCCGACGCCGAAAGGGACGTCGAGCGCGCTAACCGTCAGGTCCTCGAGTCACAGCAGAACCTGAACGACGCACGGGCCGAGGCGGTCGAGCGGCTGGATGATCTGAACCGTTCGCTTGAGCGGGCGGGGCTGTCTGAGCGTGAAGCGGCCCTCCGTTACGAGGAAGCCCTACTCAAGTTCAACGCAGGGGTAGCTTCCGGCGCTTCTATGGGCTCGCGGGAAATGCGCCGGCTGCAGCTGGACCTTGACCAAGCCGCCCTCGGGCTTCGCACAGCCAAGGACGAGTCCGAGGAACTTCGGAAGGAGCATGAGCAGGCCACCAAGGAAGGCGTCGCCGGCAATAAGCAGGTTATGCAGGCCGAGGATTCCTTGGCTGATGCCCGCCAAGCTGCGGTTGATTCCGTACAGGCTCACCAGGACGCCGTGGCCGAAGCCGCGAAGGTACAGCGTGAAGGCGCCGAGCGTGTCGTGGAGGCACAGGAAGCCATCGCCGAGGCTACGGCTGATGCTGCCCGTTCCCAGCGTGACGCTGCGGAGTCCGTGGCGGATGCTCACCGAGCGCTGGAGCGCGTACAGTTGCAGCAGGCTGACGCCGCTGCAAGCGCCACAGAGAAGTCGGTCGAGGCGATGGGGAAACTCACCCCAGCCGCGCAGCAAGCCGTTCGTGCGCTGCTGGCCGTGAAAGAGCAGCTTGGCGGGATCCGACTGATCGCCCAGGAGAACTTCTTCACCGGGTTCGCTGCGCCGCTACTTTCCCTTGCTGGTTCGGTTATGCCGCAGCTGGCTACGGGTGTGGGTGCTATTGCTTCGGCTGTGGGCGCCGGCGCTCAGATTTTCATGCAGGCTCTGGAGAGCTCGCTCGGTAACGGGGTCCTTGAGTCCCTGCTGTTGGGCATCGCCGCCAGCACTGAGATCCTGAATACCGGCATCGGCCCCGTGGTGGCTGCCTTCACGACGCTGGGCGTGGTCGGCATGCGGTACATGCCGATGATCGCCCAGTTCGTCGCCGTCATCGCCACCCGCTTTAACGAGTTCATCCAGGGCGCTGCTGCTGATGGCAGCCTGGACAGGTGGATCCAAGACGGCATCCAGGGGCTTAAAGATCTGTGGTCTGTGGCGTCCTCGGTTTCGGGGATCTTCGCCGCGCTGAACCGTGCGGCTGAGGCTGGCGGGTTCGCTTCTACACTTGGCGGGCTGGCTGCTGGGCTACGGGACGTTGAAGCGTCCATGAACGGCTGGGTCTTTCAGTCCACTATGGCAACGATCTTCAAGGGTGCCGCAGAGGGTGCTGAGGGGTTGCGTGCTGCGGCAGGTCCTATCGCTGATGCTTTTATCCACGGGGCGGGGCCGCTGGCTGAGTTCCTGCGTCTTGGCGGGTTGATCGCGGGTACGTTTATCGGCGGAATATTCAATGCGTTTTCAGACGCCGCGTTCGGAGCCGGGCTGGTCACGTTCATGGAGGGCTTGCAGGCCGGCGTGCTCGCCATGGCGCCGCACATGCCCGGCTTGGCTGCTTCGTTCGGGCATCTATTAGAGGCCCTCTCCCCGATTGTCGCTGTACTTGGCCCTTCGCTTGTGCAGGTGCTCACGTTCGTTGCTGATGCGATCGCTAATGTAATCACGTTCCTTAGCCCGATGTTGACGGCCTTCGCGGGCAGCCCGGTTGCGATTGGCATCCTTATCGGGATACTTGGTGCTGCTGCACTCGCCGCTGGGACTATGTCGGCTGCGATGATTGCCAGCCGCATTGTCGTGGTGGGTGCGTGGCTCGTAATGTCCACCCAGGCGCTCATTCATGGCGCTCGTATGGCTGGTGCTTGGTTGCTGGCTATGGGTCCGATTGGTTGGGTAATCGGTGCCGTGTTGGGGCTCGCGGCGATTATCTGGGCGAACTGGGACAACATCAGCAAGTGGACTCGCGAGATGTGGGAAAAGCATGTCAAGCCGGTCTTCGATAACCTATCCACTTTCATCACGAAGGACGTACCTAAAGCTTTCGAGCAGGGCGTCAAGTGGATCGGTGAGGCCTGGGGCAAACTCCAAGATTTAGCGAAGGCCCCGGTTAAGTTCGTTGTCGATACTGTCATCAACAAGGGCCTAATTGACGGGCTGAACGGGATCGGAAACTTCCTAAACCTCCCCGACATCCCGCATGTACAGTTGCCTGCCGGGTTCTATCGCGGCGGCATTCTGCCTGGGCAGTCGTCGTGGCGGGACGGTGACGATCAGCTTGTGCCAATGAGGCGCGGTGAAGGCGTTTACGTTTCCGAGGTGATGCGCGACCCGCTAGAACGCGCCCGCTTGTATGCGATGAATAAGGCCGCAATTGCAGGGCAGTCCATCGCTAGGGTCCGGGCCATGTTTGGCGAGGGCTATGCGAAGGGTGGGCTTGTTCACCCGCTACGGGCGTCTACTGTTTCGCAGCCGTTCCACGGCGGGCACAACGGTATCGACTTCGCCGCGCCAACTGGCACGCCGATTGTGGCGGCCGGGCCGGGCCGCGTGTCATCCGCTGGCTGGTCCGCTCATGGTGGCGGTAACGAGATCCACATCGACCACCCCAACGGCCTCCAGACCTGGTACGCCCACCTCTCGCGGTTCGCCGTGAGTATGGGCGACGTGGTCCGGGGCGGTCAGCGGATCGGCGACGTCGGTTCCACCGGCAACAGCACCGGGCCGCACCTGCACTACATGGTGTTCAACGGTGGCTGGCCGAACTTCGTAAACCCCTCGCCCTACCTTGACGGTGGCGGCGAGGCTGGCAAGGGCGGATGGAACCCTATCGCGGCAATTGTGGACGGGCTCGTGGACAGCTTCAAGGCAGCGTTCCCGGCGGCAGGGTTCATCGCGGACATTGCCATCGGTGCAGGCAAGAAGCTCCTGGACGGCGCCGTGGACTTCGTCACCGGCAACGGCGGCAAGGACGACGGCATCGGCTCCACAGGGCTGCCGTACCTGCACGATAACGGCGGGGTCCTGAACCCGGGTCTGTCTTCGATCATGAACGCCACACGGAAGCCCGAAGCGATCCTCACGGCTCAACAGTGGTCGGACATCAGCACCCTCGCTGCTCGCGGCGGTGGCGCGGGTGGAGGGTTCACCAACTACGGCCCAATCCATGTACGCGATGAGAACGAGATGGCTCGAAGCCTGCTCAATATGCAGCGTGACGCGCAAGCGGTTTACGCATAGAAGGAGCACCCATTGGTGAACATCGTTTACGGTACACCCTACCTGCCGCCTGCTCCCCCGGCCCCAGCGTTTTCGGGGCTGGGGCTGCGGTGGACGGCGAAGGGGTCTGAGTGGGCGTTGACGGACCCTTCGACGGGTCTGTTCCTGAAGCCGGGCATCCGGGGACTTGGTAGCGCGGCCTACACGCGGCACGCGACTGAGTCCCCGGCTGTGGCCGGTTCACGGTTCGAGGGCGCCAGCTACCAGGACCGTGAGGTGTTCTGGCCGATCCACATCTACAGTGACGCCGGCTCAACGGACTGGATGCTCCGCGACCGCGCCTTTTGGGCAACGATGGACCCCACGGACACCGGGATCTGGACGGTGACGCACCCTGACGGGTCGCACCGTTCCCTGCGGCTGCGTTTCCTCAATGACGGCGATAAGGTCCGGGACCGCGACCCTATGAAGGTTGGTTGGGACTCGTACGGGATCACCCTCATCGCCGAGCAGCCGTTCTGGGTTGGTGACCCGGTGGTGAAGTCATTCATCGGTCAGGTCCCGCCGGATCCTTTCTTCGGTACTGACGGGCCCGTGGTGACGATCGCCAGTTCCTACAGTGCCGCGAACGCGACGATGGACAACCCGGGCGACGTCGAGTCGTACCCGCGGTGGTTCGTGGACGGTGAAACCACTGCAGTGTCCGTGGGCGTGGACGGCGTCATCGTGACGGTCCCGTTCACGGTCGCCGCCGGCCAATGCCTGGTCATCGAGTCGGACCCGGACCTCATCGGCGCGACCTTGTACGAGGTGACACCTGATGCGCCCAGCAAGCCGTCCGAGCGCGTCGTCGGGGTCCACCTCATCAACCCGGTAGACATGTCCCCCGCGCTGGGCGAGGCGGACTTCGCGCCGATCCCGTCCGGCTCCCAGGTCCCGCTGTCCATGGAGATCATGGGGCCCGGCAAGGTTGAGGCCCTCCTACCTACCCTGTATCGGAGGCCTTGGTGACAGCACCCGTCTTCCGCATCTCGGTCTATGACAAGGACCGGGTCTTCCGGTGCCAGATCGGCAACCCGTCCTCGTTGACGGCGACCGTCCGGCACAACCTCGTATCCACGCTCAGCATGACCGTCCCGCTGGCGCACCCGAAACTGGATGAGCTAATCCCCAATGGAGACGTCAACCCCGGCGCCCGGCTGCGGGTAACGTACCGGGGCGAACACCTCATCAGCGGACCCATCACCGGATACGAGATTAAAACAGACGGCGCCACTGGTGCCTGCACGATCAGCGTGGAGGACGACTTCAGGATCCTGCGGGAAGTCCTCGGCTGGCAGGTCCCGACATCTGCTATCACGGCTCAGGGCGCTTCCGAGTATCGGACCTATACGGGCAACGCGGAAACCATCGTGAAGGCCGTCGTCAACGAAAACGCGGTCACACGGCTGGGAGTCCCTGGGCTTTCTGTGGCGCCGAACCTGAACCGCGGCGCTGTCATTCCCGGCGGCGTCCCGTTCCGGATGCACCGACTGGACGACAAACTCCTGCCGGCCATTGAGGACGCCGGCATCGGAATCACGGTCAAGCAGGTCGGGTCCGGGCTCGTCCTCGACGTGCACGAGCCGGCCACGTACCCGCGTGCGCTGTCAGTGAAGGGCAGGACCCTGAAGGAAGCAACCCTCACCCACACCCGGCCGACAGCTTCCCGCGCCATCGTCGGTGGTCCCGGCGACGGGATCCTCCGGAACTTCCGCCAAGTCACCGACCTCGGACGCGAAACAACCTACGGGATGCGCGCCGAAGTGTTCCGCGATGCAAGGGATGCTCAGGACGAAGACGCACCCGACATCATGGACGCCCGCGGCCAGGAAGACCTCAACGAGCACGGCCCAAAAAACGGCATCAAACTCACACTGGCTGGCACCGGGATATTCCAGTACGGCCCGGGCGGTTTCCACGTCGGCGATCGTCTGCCAGTGAAGATCACCGACGCCCTGACCGTCACCGAGGTCATCCGGGAATGCACCCTCAAATGGGTGTCACCGACCTACGCGGCAGTAGAACCCTCTGTCGGGGATCTGACCGACCAACCGGAGCGCATCACGGCGCAACGAATCGCGGCGCTTGCCCGCGCCAAACGAGACCAGGAGAAGCGCTGATGGCAGTTACTTTCATTTCCAACGGGTACGACACCACCACGGCGAACCCGTACACGGAAAGCGCATGGGCTGACGCTCACCCGGCCATCGGGCAGGGCACATACGCTGTACGGTCCCCGCTGCACTGGAAGGTCACCGCTGTCGCCGGTGCCGACCGGACGGTATCTATCGCCCCCGGCCAGGGGGTGGGCCATGGCATCACGGACAAAACCTTCGACAACGAAACCATCCAGCTGGACACCATATCGTCGGGCTCCCGCTGGGACCTGATCGCGGTGCGCCGCGACTGGACCCCGACCGCCGGCGAGTCCAAATTCGTGAAGGTCAATGGCGGCGCGAATGCCGTCCTTCCGGGTGGGCGCCTGTATGGCCCGGGGAACATTGATGACCAGCCGATCGCGCTCGTCCAGGTCACGTCCGGCCAGACACAGCCCACGTCGATCATCGACCTGCGCACATGGGTCGGTGACGGAGGCGGGCTGATCGCCGCCCACGACCTCGTCAGGACCTTCCTGAACAAAGCGGGGACCCGGCTGTGGATTGACGGGGTTGACTGGGTTCGCCGGGTCGGGGCGAACGACAACCCGGAATGGGAAGAGGTCCGCGGTATCAAGCACGCGGAGTTCACCGCATCGACGGTGCCGTTCACGAACACGCCACGATCACCAACATGGGGCACGGGACCGCTGACCGTCGATGCAGCGCAGACCACGACGAACTCGGGCTTTTCATCCCCAAGCGCCGACCGCATCCAGCTGCCCGGCCGCGGACTGTACGCAGTCCAGGCGAAGCTGAAGATGTCAGCCGTGGCGCAGGGCACCACGTATGTGGTGATCGCGAACAATGACGGCACCTTTGAATACGCCTCCGTTGATATTCCCGCCGGCACGGCCTCCGGCGCGACGGTGACCATTCCGAACCTGTACGTCACAAGCGCACAAGTCATCCGAATCATCTTCTACTCAGACACCACGCCCGGCTACACGCTGGCATCGCGAGTCCGGGTTTCCAAAGTCGGGTAGTAAACGAGCGCTGAGCTTGGGAGGGCGAAGATGTGGATCTGCAATGGCTCGTCCCGCTCGGGACCTTCCTCGGTGTCATCGGCGGCGGCGTCGGCTGGTGGATCAACCGGGCCGACAAAAGGCGTGAGAGTCGGGAGGCTCAAGTGATCCAGACACTGAAGGACCGAATCAAGGAACTGCAGGACCAGATCGCGAACTTGACGCGGAAATTGAACAGGCGAACCCGTGCCGGCGACCGGTGGCGCGAACAGTTGGTCGAGAACCACATCAAGCCTGACCCCGTCGAGTGGCCGAAGGATGATGACGATGAGTAGCGACTACGACTTCGATCAGAAGGTCGGCCGCCAGGAAGCCGACCTTGCCCGCTCCCACCGGGCGGCACGTCGCCGAAACATCCTGATATGGGCACTGGCTGTGGTGTCTCTGCTGTTCGGGATCGTCTGTCTCTTTTTGGCGATGGACAACGCACGCTTGGCGGGAGCGGCAGCGACGTACGGGGACGAGCAGGCGCAGGAAAAGCAGTCCCTCGCGGAAGAGTTCGATGCAGCCTGCAAATCTGCCGACTTCCAGCAGACCGCGGCGGGTTCAAACATCTGCCGCAAGGCTGAGCAGGTAGCCTCCGAACCGTCAGGCCCTCTCGTTGGACCCCAAGGCCTCCAGGGCGTCCCGGGGCCTCGAGGTGAGCAGGGTTTCCCTGGACCTGCCGGGCCCACGGGCGGGACCGGCCCGAAAGGTGACAAAGGCGACCAAGGCATCATGGGTCTGCTCGGCTTGACGGGCAGCGCCGGCACACCCGGCCCTATAGGCCCCCTCGGCCCCGTGGGACCAGCCGGACCGCCAGGACCTCCCGGCGCCACAGGAGCTCAAGGCGAACCCGGCGCGGACTCCACAGTCCCGGGCCCACCCGGACCCGCCGGCGCTCCAGGTGCTCCCGGGGCTGACGGCGCCACCGGACCTCAAGGACCAGCAGGTCAAGACGGCCGCGGCATCAAATCCGCCCAATGCGGCGACGACGGACGCTGGATCATCACCTACACCGACGGCGCCACCTCAGACGCCGGACAATGCCGCGCCACCATCACACCACCAATCGGGGGAACACCATGAGACCGATAGATGCGAAGTACCCGGTGAACCAGGCGTTCGGCGGCTACGCTACCCGCGGAGTCATCGGCCGGCTGAACGGCAGCGAGATCGAGTACCTGGTGGCCTTGTACGGGGATTATCAGCACTACGGGCACGCGGGCGCAGACATCGCCTGCCCCATCGGCACACCCGTTTACGCCATGCTCGACGGCGTGGTGGTGTACGCCGGCTGGGGCGAGGACCTGCCAGGCGACGAATCGTGGGGCCCGACAGGCTACTTCCGCCGCTGGGGGCTCTACAAAAACTTCCCTGGCATCGTGACCGTCATCCAGCACGACCGGAAGTTCAGCATTTACGGGCACCTATCCAGCAACGACGAAGCGCCCGTAGGCACGCGTGTCCGCGCCGGGCAGGTCATCGGCAAATCCGGCAACACCAAGACCCGCACCGAGTACGTGGGCCCACACCTGCACGTTGCCATGCTCGTTGACCCCATCCGGTACAGCACCGGCTCCGGACTGATCTTCGGGTGCGCCGACCCCGTCCCCTACTTCGGTGTCGGATCACTCCAAAGCATGTCCGCCACATCTCAACCCAACCACACGCCCGAACATCAGTGGATCACTGACGTGTTCGGAGAAGGAGCAATCTGATGGCCGGATTCACGTACCTCAAAGACGAAGAAATCGCAGGCGACTCCCGCAAGCCGTGGCAGTTGCTCAAGGACGCAGTGTGGGCACTGCGATCCAAGACCGGAAACCTGCTGCACGCACCCATCCCCCGCTACGGGCCGGACGGCAAGCAGCACGGCGAGACAACCCCGGCATCCGTCATCGGATGGCTGCCCGAGGACATCGCAAACATCAAGTGGCGGCTCAGCAAGCAGCAGGAACAGCTTGACCGCATCGAGGCCGCAGTAAGCCCTGGAAAGGTGGACGCAAAGTGAACGTGCTGGCGCCGTACTTCAAGGCTGTTGTCGCGTTCGTCGCACCGGCCGCGACACTGATCACCGCGGCCGTTCAGGAGGGTTCGCCGGGTGGTGAGTTCATCACCCAGGGAGAAGGCATCACCGCGGCGTGCGCCTGCATCATCACCGCCGCAGCTGTCTACGCCGTACCAAACAAGCAAGCCCAGCCGGACGGCAAACACGAAGCCTGACCCCCCGCCCTTTCACTACCCGCCGGCGTCCCCTTGGGGCGCCTTCTCTCTTGCCCCAAGGAGTAGCCCATGCCGTACACATTCGATGAGATCTTCGCCAAGGACATCAGCAACCCTGGCGTGGTCGCCCGCAACGCCTCCATCAAGATCTTCGACCCGGCCGACCCAGCCAAAGCGCCCATCGCCATCCTGGACACCACAGGGTCACCCCTGCCCAACCCCATCACCGTAGACGCACAAGGGATGGGGCCCGCTTTCCAACACCCAACCCTCGCCCGCGTCGGTTGGGAAGGCGGCGGCAAATCCAACTACCTCACCTCATACGAGGGGATGTACAACGAAACACAGGGCGCCAAGACCGCGGCCCAAGCAGCTGCCAACGATGCTGCAACCGCGGCCGCCGACCGCGTCACCTCAGCAACCGTGAACGGGTCCGGCAAGCTGATCCTGACCAAGGGAACTGGCGCGACAGTCGATGCAGGCAGCGTCATCGGGCCCAAGGGCGACAAGGGCGACAAGGGGGCTGACGGCTCCAACGTACTCCCCACTCAGCAGGCCATCGTTGAAGCAATCACAAACGACGGACCGGCTAAGACCGCAACTGCGCAGGCCATTAAAAAGGAGCGCAACGCCCTCACGATGCCAGCCCGCGGCGCTGTGATGTTCAGCCTTGACGACAACTATGCGCAGAACACCGAGCTTATGGCGGTGCATGACGCTCTGGGGCAGAAGATCACCCTTGCTATCACGTCTTCTTGGGTTGATCAGCCGAACCGGCTCACGTCAGCGCAGATCCTCGCCTACCATCACGCCGGCCATGAGATAGCGAACCACTCCACCACTCACAAGAACTACGTCAGCTCCACGGCGGCGGTTCGGGCCTATGAGTCTGACACCTGCTCGCAGTTCATCTACAACCTGACCGGTCGATGGCCGTCCACGTTCGTCTACCCCCAGGGCGCATGGAACGCGACCACGGATCAGGAGCTTTACACCCGTTTCCGGTCGTGGGCGCTGACGTGTTCCGCCGGCACCAACGCGCCGTTGACCTACCCCCTGGGGGATACGTTCCCGCGGTTCTACCGGCTTGATTTGGACAACCCCGCGAACCTGGACCGCGCCAAGCAGCTGGTCCGCATGGCAGCCTACGCGCCTGTCGTCGTGAGCTTTTACACGCACTGGACGAACCAGCCGGGCACGATGACCACCGCGCAGTACCAGTCGATTGCCCAGCTCGCGTATGACCTGAACGTGCCCGCTGTCCTGCCACGCGACGTGTTCGGGCGGGAGTCCTACCTGCTGGACCCGTCGTTTGAGTCACCTGCGGGCAGTATCGGCAACGCGTGGGGGCCAGCGAACACTGGTGCGGCTACCACCATGCGTGTCGCCGCCACCCCGGACGCGGGCATGTCCGGCACACATTGCATGCAGTTGACAGCGGCCTACCCGGACACGGCAAAGGTAGTCCAGGGCGTCAACATGACGCCGGGGGGATGGCGCATGAGTGGGCGAGTCAAGTTGGTGAGCGGGAACCTGATTACCAACGATGTCGGCGTGATGGTCCGCTACCGGAGGGCCGACGAATCCGCGCTGTCTGCCCAGACGGTCTACCCCACGATGCCGGCTAATGGCGTGTGGTCCCGATTCGCCTTTGACCTGACCGTGCCGGCACTGACGAGGCTCGCGTACCTGGAGTTGTTCGTAACGCCTGGTGCGACCAATAGCCGTTCCGGCGTGGTTCTGCTGGACCATGTAGACCTCCGTCCCGCAGAGCACGGCGACTTCGGATAGAAGACACTGACGCTGGCAGCACTACGCAATGCCTGCCAGCGTCAGGCTGCGGGAAGCGCAGCCTTGAGAGGCTGCGCCAACCTGTCAGTAAGGGAACGCGCATAAGTTGCCGTCAGGTGGTCGCTGTCCCGATAAACCAGAACGTTCCCGATTACCGGGGCGCAGAGGTCGGCGGGGCAAATGAAGTCGTTCAAGTCAATGGCGGTCACTCCATCAACGGCGCGGGCTGCGTCCATCTGCGCCAACCCCTTGTCATCCGAAGCTACACGCCGCGGGACGGCGCATTGACCCAGGTCAGACGTGTTGGCTGCTACACAATCGGGGATGTTCTGCCCCGGCGCTGGAGTGTCCCGGATGACAGCAACAGGGACGCCCTTATTTGTGATCGAACCCCAGGATGCTTGGAACGCTGAGGACATGGCGTCCACCTCGTTAGAGGCGCCGGCTATCCCCGCGCTCTTGGTGTAGTTACTGGTAACCACCATCACCAGTTCGTTGTCCTCGGAGAGTACTTCCTGCATCCGTTCGTTCCACACCATGCAGGCCGTGTATGGCGCTCCTGATCGAACCAGGTTGCCCGTGGCGAAGGGGCATGCGTCGTGAATGTAGGCGGTGAGTCTCCACCCCTCGGTGTTGGCGATAGCCTCCAGCGCGGGGATCCACTGCTTCGCGTGCGAATCGCCTACCAACGCTACGTGCTTAGATGAGTCGCGTTTTCCGTACGCGCACTCTCGGATGTCCGTCTCATCAACGCGGGCTGACACGCAGTCCGGAAAGTCCTTACCAGCAGCGATCGGCGCCGGCGTCTTAGCCCCGGCCACAGTATCCATCGGAGGGGCATTGTCCCTTGGGCTCTCCGGCAGTGTCATGGCCCCCACCAGGACAGGCTGCTGGGGCGCTCTGCTGATTGAGACTTTAGGCAGCGTGGCGTTGTAAGCCTCGGCTTCGGCCCTGCCTTCGTCTGCCCGCACAGTTTGGACAACCCCACCACCAATCATGCACCCAACGATTGTCAGCGCGAGCCCCACTTGCAGCCCCCTCGCCGGCTGACCTTCGAGGGCTGGCATCTTGTTGACCGGCTGCTCGATGAACCGATAGGTCAGGTAAGCCAACGCCACGGACATGCCAATTAGCGCGACTTTGACGCCCGTGCTCAAGTCACCAAAAACGGCGCCGGCGACCACAATAAGAGGCCAGTGCCAAAGGTACAGCGAGTACGAGATGTTGCCAATGAACAGCATCGGCTTCCTGCCCAAGATAGATTCTGCCCCGCTCCTTTGGTGGCGAACGCCTGCCGCGATTACTGCCGCAGAAGCCAGAGTCGGAAGCAAAGCCGCCACGCCAGGGTAAGGCACTGAACTATCGATGGACAGCGCAGCGCCGACGATGCCAGCCATGCCGAGCCAGCCTACGATGACCGCGATATGGTTGGGGATCTTTTCAAGGTAGCTGACGGTGACGGCTAGGAGTGCCCCTACGGCGAGCTGCCAAAAGCGGGTGGTTGACGCGAAGTACGCAGGACCTGGGGCGGATGCCGTATACAGGGCTGACCAGATAAGCGAGGGAACGAGTACCAGGCTGAGCGCGACCAGCAGGACGCGGACAAGGTGCGTTCCGTTTATGCGCCTAGTGTGCCCGACCTGGCGTCGCGTGAGTAGCCAACCTGCCCCTATCAGCAGGAGCGGCCAAAGGAGGTAGAACTGCTCCTCCACGCCAAGGGACCAGAAGTGTTGCAACGGGCTGGGGGCCGCATCGCTTGTTAGGTAGTCAACCGAGTCAGCGGCCAAGCGCCAGTTCTGGACGTAGAAAGCGGAAGCGATGATGTCCCACCCAATGGAAGCCCACCGGGTAACTGGGACGAATGCGGTTGTCAGGACGGCCGTGGCGATAAGAACCACGGTCGCGGCAGGAAGAAGACGCTTGGCTCTTCGCGCATAAAACTCGCCAAGGGAAATGCGCCCGTCCGCCATCAGTTGTTTCAGTAGAAGCCCTGTGATGAGGTAACCGGAGATGACGAAGAAAACGTCTACCCCCACAAATCCGCCTGGAATGAACGGCAGGTCCAGGTGATAGAGGAACACAGCGACGATTGCCACGGTCCGCAATCCTTGGATGTCGCCACGAAAGGACCTGGTCGGCTTCGGCGCGACCTGGGTTTTAGTGAGCACAGCAGTAGGCAAGAGATTCCCCCAGCTAAGGATTGAGACTGCCCCTATGATATGCGGTCAATAAATCCGGGAAAGCGACACCTTTACGAGGGCAGCGAAAGACCCCGCATCACGAGTCAGGCGAGCGGGGTCTTTCAAGCCTCTTCACACGAATGGGGGGACATATGAAGCGACCCATCAACGGTAATAGACAGCATGCTTAGTTTTCAAATCGAGAGGAACAGCCTTACGGCGCGGGCGTAGGCGTAGGGGCTGGTGTAGGCGTGGGAGGAGCGTCCAGGACCCCTGGCGCCCAAATCTGAACCGCAATGATTGCGAGATTCACCGCAGCGAAGATGACCATCCCAACAATCCAAACCCGATAGCTGCGGAACCGCGCTAACCCATGCTCAGAAGGGGGAGCCTTATGTAAGGAAAGCCAATCCGGGATCCGATAGGCGCCATTCGTATAGAAGTACTGACGGTTACTCAGATGCTGAATACCTAGCCGATCTTCCAAAGCATGAAGGTGGGAACGATCCATCAGGTTAAGGAAGCGGTGCTTAGCCATCAACTGCATCGACAGGAGCGCAACAACCAAACCAAGTCCGGAAGCAAGAAAGGTAGCGAATGCCGGAGACGTTGGATTCAAGGCAATAGTCAAGAGGAAAGCCTGAGCTGTAAGCGCAATGGTAGGCGTCTGCCACAGCATCGCATCCTGCTCCAACTCACGCTGGAGAAGCATTTCGTATGTGAACAGGTCCTTGGCGTTTTTCGCAGCCCATCGACCCGTCACCTGGCCTCCAATAGTCCCGCGGGGGCGTCTGGGTAAGTTCATGAAGCAACTGTGCAGGTCGGCCCATTATTCACGACAGCAACGCGACGAACAGTTACCCAATCGTGGTCATGTGAAGCTACACCTCGTCAGGTATCTCGCCAGCGGCTATCCGCTCAGCAGTCACCCGGTATGCCTGCTCGATGTAGTCCTCAACATCCCTCGTAGCGACACGCCAGATGCCGCGGCCACCTATCTGCAATGCCCGCAGCTCGCCAGTCTTTATCAACTGACGAACAGTCGTAACTCCAACAGACAACTCTTCCGATACCTGGCTGATCGTTAAGAACCGCGGACGCTTCTGCGCTACATCATCACTCACCCGAACACACTAACCCGACTACCCTCGGTACTGAGTCCAACCTCGTCGCAGCGCCCCAAATGCATTACTGCCTAAGTAGCCTCGGGTGCTGTGGATGTCGGAAGCAGCCCTTCCCTTTTGCACCGAAGTCTTCTTGCCAAAAACCCGACCGGCGATAAGTCGGATGAGAATCTCTGCCCGGTGCTCGTTGGTAACCGCTGGGCAGTTTAAGCGCCGTGAATTGAAGATAGTGTCAAGGCCGACAATGTGAAGGCATCCTCAATCTCACCGCCGCGAACCATATTTCGCATTTGCTCTTGTGTGACCCACATATTGGCTTCAATTTCTTCCCGGTCCTCAAAGGAGGCCGCCATCTCTAGAACTCTCGCTAGAACGACGGCCACACGGGTCGCAAGTAGCCCAGAGTCTGGAGTTACATGTCCCAACAATCGGATCTCAGCCCCGGTTACGCCAAGTTCCTCTCCGAGTTCTGCGAGGGCGCTCTCCAAGACATCAGTGCCGTGGGCAAAACCACGGGGAAGAGCCCACTGCGACTGGCCAATTGGATATCGGTAACTCCGCACCAGGCCAATCAAGCCGCCACGTTTCGCTAAGACGACGACTGGGGTACCAGGGGCTACAGCAGCGATCCTAAGGTAAGTTCCGCGTCGGCCTGTAGGGAACTCCACCGCGTCGTCGAAAACAGTGAAGTAACTGTTCTCATAAGCGATCACTTCTTGGAGTCGCCTTATCTCGCGGGTCAAGCTCTCCTCCTGGGCGGAATGACTACTTCTGTCCACGCCTGGCGCATATCTTTCACAGCCGCGCCTTGGGCCCTCCGTTCAGCAATCCACCCCAGCCCGAGGTCAACGCCCAACGACACAAATGGCTCTATCGCCTGAGCCTCCATGCCAGTGCCACTCGCAATGGCGGCGCTCAACATTGCCCCTTTTTGGCTGGGGTCTTGAAAGAAAATTGTCTGCCCTCCGTATCCTGTCCGGACAACAAGATGTCGGCCGACCCCTTGCGCCACAACATCCAAATGCGAGTGAACGGCCGACACATAGCCGTCAAGATCTCCGCCGTAGTACGACGCGTCAATTGCCTCTATTCCTTTTTGCCACTTCGGTTCCTGCCGAAGTTGCAGTATCGACTCGAAGGCAGAAACCGTGTTACCTGATCCTGGCCCCAGTTTGCGATTGAAGGACCCGCGCACGCCATCTTTGCTGTTGATTCTTATTTCCATGGGAGGGTTGGCAGGTAGCCCCTCGTATGCACCTGGCTGTCGCTTAGGTTGCGTGCCGGCTTTCGCAGCCGCAGCGGAAGCTAGAGCCAACTCCTGCACTTTCAACAAGTCATCTGCGTATTCGGGCGAAGACATGGGAGTCGAGTAGTAGGCGGAGGCTCTCCCTATCGACGCAACAGTTGTGCGGTTGTAAAGAGTGCTAACCACCTCCTGCACGAGAGGGAGCGTGTCGCCGACCATCTGACCCGCGGAAGGCCCGCCCGAGTCTGCCCATGGTCTGTTCGAATACAGAGGGCTACGGGATTTGAAAGGAGACTGTCTCCCGGAGGATTTGGCTAGGGTCCGAAGCGCCGTCACCACCTCACCTAGAACTGGATCGGCAACGAGTTCCTCACCTTTCGGTCCAGCCAGGAGTACTGACTCGTCGCTGAGGAGTGGCGCCAACAAAAGATCAATATTAAGAGCTTTTTCCGGTACAGGCTCGACTATACGGCGGCCTTCTCCTTGGACGGATTCTCCGAACCACGCCCACAAATTCCTGAATAGCTCGCTTCTCCCATCTCCGGCAAAGAACTCATACAGACGAAGGTCTCGTCCATGATTGAAAATCTCATCAGCAATAACTAAAGCCTCCGGCTCGCCAGTGAGATCTGGATACATCTGGCTATGAAACTCCCCTCGGCCGATCCGTCTGAACACGTCCGCTGCGGCGCCTCTGAAGCTTTTGTGCCCGTAGAGATGCAGTCGTATTGGAAGATTTTCGTTTGCCCAGAACTTTGTTGAACTAGGCTCGCTCAGAACACGCTCGTACGCCTGCACCACGTCGGTGAGAACCAGTTGAAAAGCAAAGGAGTCCAGCGCGTAAGACTGTTGGATCACGATGTCGCGGCCGAAAGCGAGCGAAACCATGGTTTCTATACACGCTTGCGCTCGTGCCTCGTCTGCCGGAACGTTCGGACCCGGCTGCCAGCCAGCCCGAATCGAGTCAAAGCTCTCTAGATACCGGACAGGGTATTCCATGGTCGCCCCTCGTATATCGCCCCGCCCCGGTACTGGCCCGCGGCAGAGCCAGCCCGAGTGGGGTCAAATATAACCGGAGGTTTGGTTGGGCGAAAGGGGTAGCGCGTGTGATGGAGGAGAGCCAGCTCGCAACGGGCCGGACCTGTAAACCTCGGTTTTCATGGTTTAGTGGCGATGTGGGACTATTCAACAAGCCAACAAAATTCGTGCTGGACGGAGCGGAGTACGAGCACGCTGACCCGCACCCGGAGCACGAGTCTGGCAGCGTCACCAGGTTCGAGTCACGGACCGAGCCGGAGGTTATTGCCCTGGTCCCCTTAGTGGGTGGCGGTACGGTCGAAGTGCACGGCTATGCGACCTTCTACAGCAAGGACTGGGTAGATGTTGTGTGGACGGACGAGGGGGCCCAGCACATGAGCTGCTGGGTTCCCGCTCCAGACGTCCGGCGCCCGGACGAGGGCGAGTGGCGCGGGCGGTACGTACAGTTCTAAATGATTCGGTCCGCCTGACTAACCGTCGATCACCCCCTCCAAGTGGTCAGTAAACTCGCCTCATGAAAGGTGTGCCAGCAGGGATGCGCCCGCCAGTCCCGTTGGCGTTAGCGAAAGCAGTGTCCAGAATTCCTCCGGAGAATGCGCTTCCCGGCGGCTGTCTGTACGAGCCGAAGTGGGACGGGTTCAGGTTGGCCCTACTCACTGAGGACGACGGAGTGTCTTTGTGGTCACGGCAAGGTAAAAACCTATCCCGCTACTTCCCGGAGTTGGTGGCGGCCGCGAACAAGCAGATCCCGCCCGGATTCCTTATTGATGGTGAAGCGGTGATCTGGTCCGAAGGTCGGCTGGACTTTGATGCGCTTCAACAGCGCATGACCGCATCGAAAACAAACCTCGCGCCCCTAGCAGTGGAGCGGCCAGCGTCATTCGCCGCTTTCGACCTCTTGACGGCGGCCCATTATGACACCAGAGGCGTACCACTCTCACAGAGACGTGAACTACTTGAGGCTCTTTCTAGTGAATGGGATGCACCTCTTGCCCTCTCCCCCACTACACGAGATAAGAAACTTGCCGAACAGTGGTTTGCGGAGATGCCAGCGACCGGCATCGAGGGCCTGGTCGTCAAAGGCGCCTCCCAACTCTATGAGGGTGGACAGCGCCAATGGCTGAAGGTCAAGCACCGTGACGTTATCGATGTAGTCTGCGGTGCTGTTATCGGCAGCCGCACCGAGCCAACCGCGATAGTTGCAGGGCTTCCGCTACGAGAAGAACTGGTGATAGTGGGTAGATCGACTGCCCTGTCAACGAAGACAGCGCGGGTCCTTGCACAACACCTAAGCCCGCCGGCCTCGAACCATCCCTGGCCGGAGCAAATCAGTCACGGCGCCCTAGACAGGTTCAGCAAAGACAAGGGACCCGTGGCGCTAACCCTAGTGGAACCCATCGTGGTGGAAGTCGCAGCCGACGTGGCGTGGTCCGGCCGGTCCTTCAGGCATCCTCTGCGCTTCCGGCGTGTGCGGCCCGAGCTTCAACCCTTGTCGTTGAAACCGCCGAAGCGCGAATGATGCAACAGGGCCCATCGGCTAGGACACCGTTCTGCCGTCTCCTGATGAGCTAACCTCGATCGGTAGAGCCATCAATGACCTGGACGGCTCTACCGATCGGGCTGTAGCAACGAGTCTTGCCGAGCCTCGTTACTGGTCAAAATAATCGAGGGCAGCCTCTACTTCCTGCGTTTTGTTGGGGCAGAAATAGGCGTTCGTCAAACGAACCACCTCGATTCCCCCACCGGAAGCCACCGTGCTGCCACCTATACTGCGAACAGCAATCCCCAGACCGACGCTATCTTGCTCGCAGATTCGTTCCTTCATCCACATCGCGTAACTCTGTATGTTGTCAGGTTTGATGCCGAGCTTTGCTACGTCCGCCGCGTAGGACCCGCTGGTAGGAATTCCTTTGGGTGTTGGTGTTGCTGAAACGGCTGCCCGCGTCGATGTCGTGGCGGGCAGCGGAGTCGTAGTCGATGTGGACGGCGTTGCTGCCGGTGTGTTGCTTGAGCAGGCTCCAAGAAAAAGCCCCGCCAGAACGACTGCTAAAGCTGCCTTTTTCATAGATTCCTAAAACGCTGTAGTCGCTACTTCTTTTCTTCGACTGTGATGGTCCAAGAGTCAAAGTTGGCTGCCTTCACGTCAAGGTAATAGTTGCCGGCGCCCTTATGAACTGCGGTTTCACCGGATTCATCCTTTTGGAGCATCTTGATGGGGATGCCACCATCTGTGGTGATGTCTACGCCTTCTTTCTCGAGGTAGATAGCACCGACAGCCATCGATTGACCATTCACCTGCTGTGCTCCCGTGAAGGAGTAGACGAGCCGTGTGCTTTTGCCGGAGAGCGCGAATGCCTGGCTCGCCATGTCGCTGGATCCTGTCAGCTCCGCCACTTTAGTCCAAGTGGCTTCCGCTGCGGGGGCCGCAGGCTCAGGGGCTGCGGGAGCAGCAGCAACGGGTGCGGCGGCGTCATTCGCGGGAGCCACGGCCGGCGCACTTGTTGGGGTTGAACCGCCACGTGCCACGTTGATAATGATGCTCAGCAGGATAAGCGCGGCCGTGACGATCAGCGCGACTTTCTTGTGCTTGTCATACCCCTCAAGCGGGAGGCCCTGCTTGTCGCGCATCTTGTTGGTGAGGATCAGGATGAGGTCGATCAAAGCCCATATACCGAAGCCACCAAGTGTGACCAGTTTCAGGATGCCAGTTCCGACTTTGCCGAGGTAAAAGCGGTCTACGCCGAGCACGCCGAGGAGTAGGGAAAGTAGCCAGGTCACGAGGAATGACTTGTTGCTCTGTTGTAACTGTCCGTAGCTGTTAGCAGGAGGATAGGGCGCGAGGTTTGGGGTTTGGCTCATGAGAGTCCTTTCGGAGGACACCTGACCGACGTGCGATGCGAAGCGTGCGGGGTGGGTGCGGTGATGGACGCGCATTGAGGGAAACCCTGCGTGCAAGGTTGGACCGCTGAGACGGTGACAGAATGCCGAAAGGCAGTTACAAACAAGTTCGCTTCCCCCAGTAGCGCTACGGGCAAACGAGCCCGCTCAACGGATATTACACCTTCCGACTCATTGATGACTTATGTTTCTTCTGGCGAACAGCAAAGCATCCTATATAGTCATCGTGTCTTTCACACCTATTGGGGAGTATTCACCTTGAAAAAAGCACTTGTTGTCACCGCGGCGGGCGTCCTAGCACTTACCGGATGCGGCGCGGGATCCGGTTCCTTTGAGGCTAAAGGAACAATGACTCTTGGCTTGGAAGGCGTCACTCAGCACGCTCCTGGTGGAGGGGAATGTGACGGATACCGTGGGTACGACGACATAACACCGGGGGCTCAAGTAGTTATCAGTGCTGAAGGAAAAACTGTGGGTAAGGGCGAGCTCGGTGAGGGAAAATACGACGACGGCTGGTGCAAGTTCCCATTTACCGTTTCGGACATCAAGGGCGGTTCTGACTTCTACAGTGTGGAGGTGTCCAACCGCGGCACCATCGAATACACGAAGGAAGAGCTTGAAGCTGGAATAAATCTGTCGCTGGGCTCATAACTCGTCTTTCGCAAAAACAAGGACTGCCGGTAGGTACACGAGTCCGCATCCAAGCCGACATTCGTCGATAAGTATTTGATCGCCCGTACATAGCCCTGTGTCCGACTGAGCCCCTCGGCTTCCGTATAGGTGGCGCGGGCTATTCGAACCTACTTACCCAGCGGATGTGCAGGGAGGCCCAAGATGAAGACCCACCGCCGCGCCCCCTACACGGAATGGGTCGAGATGTATCGCCGAGGACTGACCGCTTCACAGATCGCTAAGGTAGTGCGGGCACCTGCAACAACCATTCGGTACCACCTACGCTTGGCCCGCACCGCCGAACCTGGACTAGGGGAAGAACATCAGGCCTCGTTACAACCCGCCCGGAAAGTGGGCAAAGCCGGACGGGCAAACCTCGCCGCCATAGTCGCTTTTTTCGAAGCGGAAGGCAGGTTTCCTTCCTCAAAGGCAGCCGCTCCTAAAGAACGGGCACTCGCCGCCTGGCTCGCTCGTCGTCGGCAGGACAAGGACGCGGGCACCCTTGCCCCCGAATACCGAGAAGGCCTGCGCGCTGTACCTAACTGGGAGGTCAGCAGACGAAAACGTAAAAATGCAGCACAGTAGGAGACTCAAACCGCTGCCCATGTACCCGGCCGGCATCAAGCACCCCCTGAAACTCAAACTGCTGGCACATATACCTTTTTAGGTTTCCGAGTTTGCCCGACAATCGCTCCCAGTTATCTTCTCTCGACAGGCTATGTACACGACACCAATCGCCTGCGACAATTCAGGTAACTCCACTGACAGGGAGGCGATCTCCATGGCATCGCGAGTAGTACCTCAGCCATTCATTGCATTTGTCGTGGCAGCACTCGCGTTATTGTCAATCGCGGCATACGCCATAGTCTCCGGGATCGCAATACTCGCGATCTGGAATGCAGTCGGAAGCGCGCCTACTCCGGGCGAACCACTTACGTACTTATTCACCGCCCTTGCCGGTCTCGTTGGCGGGATAGTTGCAGTAGCCTTCGGTGTTTCCTCAGAGACAGAAAAGCTGGGAGGGCTTAGTAATCTGTCGACTGCAGGCGTAAGCGCTAAGGGCTGGATCGGTGGAGTCTACGTTGTTGTGTATCTGGTGGTCGGAATAGCCGCTGTGGTGACTTGGAGTATGCGCGACCCCCTAACGTCAGAACTCGTAAAGAATCTTGCCATGGTCACGGTTGGCATGATCATTCCCATAGTTGCAGGTTATTTCAGCGCTCCTCCCCGTTAG